TCATGTTCCTTCTCCTCCATCATCATTTCTGCTTGGAGTTTTTCTTTCTCAAAACGAAGCTTCTCAATTTCAATCAACGACTTGCCCGTTTCAATTTCATTCTGATCCAGTTCCGCCTTAAGCTCTGCCTGCAGTTTGGCGACCTCGATCTCCCTCTTCTGCTGTTCACCCTGTATGGTTGATTGCAGCTTGGCAACTTCAAGTCCATGTTTCTCCTGATCGAGTTGCGCTTCGACCTGCATCTTCTGGCCCTCCATCTGCAACTTCTGATTTTCTGTCTGCACTTTCGCCACGGCTGCTTGGGCTTTCGCCTTCTCAGCTTCAGCTTTGGCCTTCAACGCTTCTTCAGTCGCATCGGGCTTGGGTTGGTAAGGTGGTAGTGTCTTGGGATCGGTAATAAAACTATCGACGTTTCTATACCCCATGGCCCGTAATGCTTCCGCAACCATGGCGTGTATGTTGTCCCGCGTCAATAAAGTACTGAATTCAGGGTCTTGACGCATGGCTGCAAACTGTTGGGCTAACATGCCCATGTGGGCTATTGCTTGGTCCCTGTTGCCATGACCCAACCCTACTGACAGGTTTACGTTGCAATTACCATTCCACTGGGAAGGATCAATATCCACCCACTTGTTGCGTAGCTTGACAACATCAGTTTTGTTTTGGTGTTTTACTACTAAGCGGTACATCAGTTTGAATATGTCTGATACGCCCGTTTCGGCAGCTATTCGTGCCATCAATTCCAACCGGGCATTCGCAGCGTCCATCTGAGAGTTGGCAGGGCCCGCTTTGGCGTTGTTCAACTGGTCGGGATCTATGCCCGTTCTGAACTTAGATATTCCCGTGCGTCCGTCACGGATGCTATCCACATAGTTCAGTAAGTCGAAACCGCCTTGCGGCAGCGGGGGTGTATCTAAACGAGTCAGACTCCCCTGTGCCTTAACCCTGACCACGCCACCCGGCCTTGAAGTCAGAAGGTCATCAAAGTTGACCATTCCTTCTACAGCTTCATACCTGCCATTATTAAGATTGTAAATATTGTCAAGTATATTGCGTAAAATTGTGGATTTAACGATTTGGATGTCAAGAGTTTTATCTGCGAGGCTAAGACCAAAATACTTATGAGGTATAGGGATAAAGCAAACACTAGCGAAAGGTCGTTCATCTATTGCTACATTCTCTAGTATAAGATTTGAAGCTTTGGTGATCTTTCGTAATTCAGCATATCCATCGTTGTCCCAATCCACATTAAGATAGGCTTCGGTGATCCAAACTCGTCTTCCGAGCCACTGGTTTGAATGTGCTGTATCACCTGTCTGTGCATTATCGAAATCGTGTCTGGCAACATATTCTTCGTCCCACTCCTGCTCATTGTCTCCAATGATCTCTTCAATATCCTGATCCTTCACATCAGGGAACATCAGCTTTAATTCGCTGATAGTAACATGTCTCCTGTGGGCTACAAAACTTGCTTCTTCGAGGTCTCTAGCTCTTTTGCTGACCAAGAACTCTTCGGGTGGTATGTTTTCAATCCTAACTCTTCCATCAGCCTTAGTTCTGACGATTCGGAGGTCATGCGTGATTTCTCCATTTTCGCCTTCATCCTCGGAATGTTCCAGTACTTCCACTTCATCATCAGCAAGTAGTTTCGTGGTTTGCAGATCGTCAAGTCCAGTAAAGCTCTCATGCAGGATCTCCTCCGAGTTGTCCCAGTAAACCTTGACCACACCTGTCTTTTCCAAGAGCGCATCTTTGAACATATTGAATAAAGTATTGAATCCATTATTCTTCCTTTCAAAGAGGTAGTTTATGTAGTCCGTCGCCTGATCTGCTTCCGCTTGGTCTTCGGGCCCGTTGGGATCAAAAATCCCAACCCTATCCCCCGAAGTAAAGACTCGTAAAAGGGAGGGCAGTGCCCATTCGACAACTTCAAATACATCGTGGGAAACGATCTGCGATCTACCTTCGACCTCATTACCAATGTTTTCCCCATAGTAGAACTCAAGGGCGAGTCTTCTGTGTTCGGATAGTTCACCATCGTGCCGTCCGGCAGCATCGGATAATTCATGATCTATTATAGCTTTAAGGCTATCCTCGGTTAGTTTTTTTCTGTTTTTTGTTGGTTTTGTTGGCATAACTTCCCTTGAGCTGATCTATAAGGCTAGGTTCGTCTACTTCTTGGACGCACATATAGGTATCGAGCAGTTCTTCTACTCGTTCCATACGCTCTTTCAGGTCTAGTACTGCATTATAAAGCTTAGCACTTGACATTTTAGTTCTCCTCTAGTTTATCATAAATTGTGTGATATTTCTTGCTGAGACTTCCTCATACGATACCGATTGGCGGGTACACGAGCTTCGTGTCATAGGTTCTGGAATGCTGATAGGCAAATGTCAGGCATACTGCGTCGGCTAAATCCGGTGAATGCAGGCCGCGCTTCTTCATCTCGTCCTTGGCTTCCACCTTTAACTTCCCAAGGTTTGTATAGGCGTACTTCACTGTTGTCAACTCCGCTATAAGCTCTTCATCGTCTTCGATAGCCACCTCTTGTGAAAGGAACCAATCTCGTACTTGAAACCATAGTTCATCTCGGAGTCGATTGTACAACGTATCAACACTCGCTGCTTCGGCAACATTAACGCCTCTGGCAGGGAGACCCATTTCACGCAGTCTGTCAACCACTCCCGCTCCGATACCGATGCTGTCAACGAGGATTTCCTTGGGGCATTCAGGCTTGAACTTCTTTGCCTTTTCATACTTATTGAAGATAATACCGCAGGTCTGCATAAGGTCTTTGCCCTGCCACTTGTCGATTTTACCAACCAATCTTCTACCCTTCCTAATAGCAAGTGCTGTTTTATCTGATCCAAACCGGGCCACATCGAGACCCCAGACCACAGGTTCGGAGTCTGGGACTTGGACATCCCTGCCGATGGAAGCTTCCACAGCGGATAACGGAATAACACTATCATCATCATCGCGAGGAAAATCACCAAGGACCCTAACACGATATACATTAGAATCGATTCCATACTTCTTCTCCATTTGCTCGTAATAGAGTGGTTTGACCCGGGTGCTTTCCTTACAGGGTACGCTCAGGCACTTCCAGTACTCACGCATCTTATGGAAGCAATCATAGAATACACCTGACGTTCTGGTAGGATTCCCAGTGAGCAGTGTTTTCGCTCCCTCTTCGGTCATAACCCCCTCTGCGACCTCGAAGATGATAGGCTCCACACCCGACGCTTCGTCTGCAATGAAAAGCATGTTGTCCGAGTGAAAACCCTGAAATGCTTCGGGCTTCTCCTTCCGGGCAGTCCGTGCTACGGCAAAAGATTGTCGAGGATCTGCGTTCAGGAATACCTTCTCGCTTGTTACTGATATCAACGACTTCAGACCCTCTGGTAATTGCCTTGACCACTTTGACACCTCCCCCCACAGTACGTCGTCCAACTGGTGACTCGTAGGGGCAGTACGAGCTATTTTTGCTGGATGACGAGTGAATAACCACCATAGTATTGTCCATGCTAACAGGGCACTCTTACCAACCCCATGACCTGATTTGATAGCTACCCGATCATTGTCACGAATAGCCTCCATAGCCTTTATCTGCCATTTCTCAGGCTTTACATTAAGACCCTGCTCTACAAACTTTCTGGGGGACTTGTGCCAAATTCTCAACCTTTCGGTTATATCCCCAATATCACTTGCCGAGCTTACCCGTTCCTTAATCTTTACTGTCATTCAGAGTCTCTGTCGCAGGAAGATTTTTACTATTGGAGTATTGTGCCTTGGTTATTCTATCTAACATCGCTATACGTTCAGGGCTTCTACGTTCCTTACCGTCCCATACGTTAGGCTCTTCATGGTTAAAACTCATCATTGTATTCTTCTTTGCAGGACTCATTTATTAAACCATTGTTTGAGTTTAATTTGTTCTAGGGCATCCTCTAATTGCTTTATTTCCTTTACCTTTTTCTTCTTCCACTTCTTCTTTGGGATTGGCGTTGGAAGATTCTCGGCGGTCGCCGGGTTCTTCTTTGTGTAATACTCTGTTTTCTTTACCATTATGCGTCCCATTCGTTGTGGGGCTTATTAGGTCTTAACTTCAGGTGGTCCTCAACGAACATTAACCTTTCCTCGAAGTCAATCATCGCTTCCTTGATTTCTATC